TCTGAGTCAGTATCAGATCATATTGATCATATGGACTTGGCATACCTAATAAATATCAACTTAATATAATTACATCCGATATAAACTAAAACGCCCAAGATTTACATCTCGGGCGTCTTTTATACATTATTTACCCATTCAATTAGAAAATGGCCAACGGTGTACGTTTCCACTTACCATTTGTATAAATGTAAGCAAAATCGTTGTCATATCTAATCGATCCACCAATACCACTATCATTTGTTGTACTTGGCGCAGTACCTCCAATTTGAAGATTCGTAATACTTGCACTGTAAGCACTCAATATTCCACTGAGGTATGCATTGCTACCACTGAAAGTGCCCAATGTTGTCAATCCATCAACACTCAATGTACCAGTAACATCCACGTTACTTGCACTAACATTATTCAATGTGGAAAGATTGGTTACCGTAATATTAGTGAATGTTGATGTACCAATTACCAAATTAGCAAAACTACCGGTTTGTGCCGAAATACTACTTCCGGACACTTGACCCAATGTAGTCAATCCAACAACATTTAATGTTCCACCAATACTTGTATTACCATTAGATGCGGTTACTACAAATTGACCACTGTTGTAATTGAGTACATATCCATTTTCAACCAACAACGAGTTTTCAAGAGTATCACCAGTTTGAGCACGTGGCAAATATCCATAGGTCAAGTTGTTTTCAGAACCCAATGATCCCGTAGGACCACCCATCACTTTGTTGGATACAAGTGGATTATTAGCATCAGTCAAGAACCAATAATCACCCAGACTATCCCACAACAAAGAAGCAGTTGCTTGATTCAAACTTCCACTGTCAACCACATCCAATCCACCATAACGTTGACCCGGAGTCAATACGTTCAAACGAATACGATTGTCACCAATATCAACAACGCTCGAACTGATATAGGTCATCGCACCTTGAACCGTCAAGTTGCCCGGAATAACAACACCACTACCACTAAATTGAACATTGTTAACAAATACTGACGAATTTCCAGTTGTAGAAACTGTCAAATTACCACCACTGGTGGATGTCAAATTTGGATTTGCACCAGCAAGTGTCAAGTTGTCGCTCAAATTAGTAGCAGACGCACTAAGAGCTTGCAACGTAGACAATCCACTAGCAGTCAACGTGGTAAAACTACCAGCTGCTGCAATGTTTTGTCCAATTGGTGCTGCATCAATTGAACCTGATGCAACTACGTTTCCGGTTGCATCTGTTTGGATAATCAATCGTGAACCCGACAACAACTTTTCTTCAAAGGTTGTATTTGCCGCATCACGTTGACTTAAAATGATTGAATATGAATTGAGCGTTGCCATATACTATGAATCTATGTATAAATAGACTGATATTTTATAAAACTGTATCAAATTTCGAAATTGCCAAGTGGTTGACGTAACCATCTACCATTTACATAAATGTAATGGAAATTATCGTCATATGCCATCCAACCTTCTTGACCATAATCATTGGGTGAAGTTGGTGGTGCATGCCAAATATTACTGGTTCCAGTTGATGTGTTGTCTGACGGAGCAAGACCAGCATACGACTGAAATACTGCTTCTGTTTCTTGTGCAGTCAAATCTTGATCCCAACTACTAATTGTTGGTGTTTCGAGAATCGTACCATCTTCCACCATCGGATTAACATAGTGATATGGAATTGGTTTCTTGTAAGAGTTGGCTCTAATATCCTTCTCCACTTCGGCCATTTGTTTAGCAGAAACAATTTCGTTTGTAACCACAATTCTACGTTGAGTAAGAGTTTTAGTTGTGGTAAGTTTCTTGTTCTCAAACGAATCAGGCAATAGATATGCTTGAACAGTCATGTTGAACGTTGTTCTGACCATTCTGTCTTTGCCCGAATTCACTTCGGTGGTGTTGGTATAATCGGTTATGTAAACTCTGAACTTGAACCGTTTTGGATCGCCCCAATATTCTTCAGCTGCAAAGTTGATCTTTTCAATCAACGTGTTCATTTGTTCCACATACTCAGTCCATATCATAAACTCATATGTCAATGTTACGTGGTCAGGCATTGTGACATTCAAAATCTGTGCAACAGGAGCACTAGCACTAGTCAACAAAGAAAATCTGTCATACTTGTTTTTTTCATCAAACTTCTTCACAACCTGAATGTTCAAATGACGATTCAAAGTTGTTAAGTTTGGATTCTTAGCAACAGTGTTTCTCTTAAACATGATAGCAGGCAATTGAAGTTTACCTTGATTATCACGTATTCCACCATCAGTTTGAATAGATTTCCAACGTTCTGGACTGCCATAAAACAATGGTACTTTTACATTTTCACCATTGTCTTCCACAGTCAAATTGATGACTTTATCCATATATTCAAATATGGCGCTATCAATATCAAGCAACGTGATCGTAAAGTTCTTGAACGAGTCTTGATCTCTACGAATTTGCGTTGCACGATTGATGGTAGCTTTAACTTCAGCAACATTGTTGTCTTTGTTTCTGTAGTTTGGAGCTGGATTATCCGAATTTCCTTTCCATGCCATACGTTATACCTGTCTCTCAAAAATGTTTAGTTTACTCAATCTGCTATAGTGAGTATTGCAAATAAAACTGTGACTCTTGGTATCTTGTCCACCCAAGAATTGTTCTTGAACTACGTTGTCGATTTCGTGATAACGATCATTAAAGAAAACGATATCACCAATTTGTGGAAAGAAGTTCACCTGTTGACACATCTTTTCTCTAAACTTGAACACCACCGTTTGATCACGATCCGGGCCAAATCCTTCATCTTCACCACTAATATCGCCACGGTCAATCAAACAACTAATGTCAATGCCGGGATAAAAAGTCTTACCCTCAGATGGTGCACTTTCACCATACAAGTTAACTTTGGTCTCAGATGCAGCAATCTTAAAAACAGTGACCAACGTTTCAATAATATCACCCATCAACTCAGCATTGATGGAATTGATAAAATTGATGTCACGAGCGCTAAAATATCTTCCTCTTAGTGATGCCATAGATTATCCTATATAAATCATCATTGGAACTTTTTTCAAAATCTCAGTGCTCTTGTCAGCTTTCATTGCTTGTTCTTCAATCAACTTAGATGGCAATGACGCTTCCAACATCTCACGAAGTTGTGTGAGTAGAGCTTCTTTTTCAGTGCTTGCTTCACTACGTAGTTCAGCACCATCCAAAGTAACTTCACCACCCGGAATTGGAATGGTACTATACTTTTGACGAATCGCACCCAACATTTCTTTACACAATGCCAAGTAATACTTGCGTATCCATTGTCTACCCGGAGCATTGATCTTGTTATAGATAACATCCTCATATGGAACATTACTAAAGTCAGAAATTTGATCGGGAATACTACCAGATGGCGTATTTGAGGAACCGGTGTAATATAGATTTGCATCTCTATCACTTTCCAACGCATACTCAAAATACACTTTGTAGTTGTTGGTTGGAATTGGAAACAACTTCAATTTGTTGTTCACAATTTCAAAACTGTAACTACTCTTACGAACCATATCGTTGAACTCAATTGCTTGACCACGAAGCAAATCTTCAAAAATCGGTGTCATCAAAAATTGAACAGCAGGACTATATCCAGCAAACCCCATTTCATTCAACACGTTGCTGTATGACATACCGGTCATACTAAATGGATCATAAATACGAGCAAATGCAGGAGGACCATGGTGGAAAATACGTTTCACTTCGATACGATTTCCAGATCCAGATGCTTGTTCATACAATGATTGTAAGTCATATGTTTGTTGACCGGTAACAACATCGATGCTACCTTTCTTCCAATCAACATTACCACCCACGCCCACTTCACTACCGTATCCCTTTGACAACTTAATCACATATGGCAACGGATCGCCCGTCATAGAACGTCCATTAACTACGGTTGATGTAGATTGTCCAAGCAGTGACAACAAATTGTTACGAATGTTGAATTGATTGATTTGTGAACCATATTCTGTTACAGCTTCTTCAAATGCTGCATAAAAGTTCAAATCGATCATTTCGATGTCTTCGATGGGATAACCCAAACGGATCGCTGCCCAGACCGCACTGCTACTGCAATCGGCCACAAAACGAGCATCAGTGTCGTAAAACCCAAATGGCGTTCGTCCCGGCACAGAACTACCGCTGCCGGGCCATCTTACTCTATCTTGGTCTAAATTAGCACTCATTTGATTTAAATTTATTTAGGTAACTCCCCAGTAGGAACTCGTTTCATATCAGTTCTGGAATATCCAGCTTTAATTCCACGTTTCTTCAACGCACTAACTGCTTTGGATGCTGGTGATCCTGCTGCTTGCATTCCGTGAATCAATAACGCAAACGGTTTATCATCTTTATAAGCATGAGTATCATCATGATCGATTTCCAACCCAGTATGTTCACCACCAGCTTTGTCTTTCCATACATAACTGTCAGCTTCTTCCGGTGACATTACCACTGCTGCAAATTTCAAACCCTTTTGTTTGATTTCACCATCGTGTTTTCCTCCCAAAGAATGTGTAATCAAAAAGTTGACAGGCAATGACAAATCTTTAAAATATGGATAACTCTTGGTGTATGCGTAAAAAACAATATCTGGAAATGCTTTGGCAACCAAAATCCACCCGTCTAAATATGTCTTACTAAAAAAGTCCCCACCAATGTGAATTCTAAAATACTTAGCACTACGTGGTAAATTTTCAGAAATTGCAGCAATCATTGATTTTGCAAAAGCAACCGGACCACCACTTTTCAAACGGGCTTTTGCTAAATTTTCATTATATTCTCTTTGCAAATAAACATCTGGATACATTAACTCTTGACTTGCAGAAAAACATTGAAATTCAGAACTAGGTGACCGTTTCAACTTAGATGTTTTTGTCTTTGGATCACGTTCAACTTTAGTCAAACACTTTTTAGCAAAAGGACATGTGTATCCAGATCTCAACGAAAAATTATAATGATCGATTTTTGCGTTTGGTGGACTTATTCTGAAAATAAGACAGGGGTCGTTAAAATCGACTCCTTCCAACAGCAATTGTGCAAAAATCTGATAACTTTCATGAATCATACCTTATAAATATTCACAGTTTTGTTATTCTTACAATAAGTTTACCAGTTCCTTTAATAACTCTGTGATATGTTTCTTTTGGTATAAATAACGTATTTTCAAGGTGTATTGGAAGTTCATTATCCATCTGAAACTCCCATCCGTGATTCTCTATAACCTCAACTATACGGTCTTCTCGGTCTTTATGCCACTCTAATTCATGATCATCAACATCTTCTGAAAAAGTACGAAGATATTGATTATTACCCAACACCGTTTCTTTATATGGTATCGACATAATTGTTATACTCACCCGGATCACTGCTTAATCTGCTAATAACTATGTCGTTTCTATTAAATTCAACATCTGGTATTTTCTTCCATGAATATCCACCACCCGTTTCATAAACATTATAAGGTATATCTATTTCATATATACCCTCCTTAAATTGACCAACGATATATACGTGTTGTTCATAATTGCTACATACACTCTGTACATTATCAATCTTGTGACGATACAATACACTGATCAAATCATCAGCTATTAAATGACATATACCACCACCGCCCACTTCAACATCTTGACCGTTCTGATCTTGTTTCCAATCGTCATATTGTTTTTGAGCAACCTTAACCATGTCGTCCTTAACAATATCTGTAATGTCTTTAACACTATTCAATGAAGACGTATCAAATTCATCTTCATTTTCATCCAATTTTCCAAGGTCGTTAAACTTATCTTCATCAATCTTAGTCTTGACATCCAATATTAACTCATTGAGAGTCTTATAATCAGTAAAATACACAGAAGAAGTTTTATGATCTGGAATCAATGTATTTAAAGTATTTCCCTCACGATCTTGCAATACCATACTACAACGAAACCGCATCAACTCATTTGGAGTATTTAAATCTTTAGGTTCTAAACTAACAGATGGCATACTCATCAAATAATCATCGTCTGCCATCGTAAATTTATTCGATAATTCTCTTTCTGGTACTTTATCAAACTCATTGACGATGTTGACAAAATACAGTTTATCATTGGTTTCAATATGAAATCTTGCACGTAAAGAACTATTGTGTATTGATACCCGTTTTGGCATCTTATATTTGACCTGATCTTTTATGAAATCAGCAACATCAAACAAATCCACCTCATATTCTGGAAACGTTCGGGTAAGTTGGTTCAAACAAATACTGCCAAATTTCTCAGCAGTCATGTATCCTTGACCATCTGTGATTTCACGAATTAGATCTTTCAACTTAATCATAAATTGATATAGTACTTTCCTTGTGGACCGCTATATTTGAATCGGGTAATAGGAATAACAATATTCAATCCGTCTTTGGTATGCGGAAACATTCCTTTCTTAACATACGCAAGTGTCATATGAGGATGATATTCTGGATAACTATCCTCATTTGGCAATCGATCACATCTGTTTCTCAACTCCATCAATTGTTGATTGTTTTTATCCACGTCAAACTTAACAACATCATAATTTTCATTGTTAAATTGACTCAACGCTTTCAATACAATATTAAATGGCTTTACACCCTTCAATACGGTAGCAACATCTCTACGTTGTAAATCAGGTAAAAATCCATATTTCAATGTTACATGCGGTTCTTCATCATAACCATATGTAGGATCATTTGGATCAGTATACAATATCTCTGGAGGTATTGCAGTTTTACCAATACGAACAATGTGTGGACCATATGTTGGTTCCACCATTGCCATTAAACATCCTTTTTCAACGTGTCTATTCATAAAATTACCAAGCCTTACACGACCAATACCTAGCTTTAGTACGAGGGCCAGGATTATCACAATTATGTCTTGCTCTAAAAGATTTACGTCGTTTTGGATTATTCTTTTTTATGGACATTCTTTTACCTTTAGCTGAAGATCCTCCAAATCCAAAATTTACCTTAACTACTTTTCCTTTAGGATTTTTAACATATACTTTAAATTTCTTGACATCACCTTGCATTGGTTTACCAAGCTTCACTTTACGACCACGATATTCCGCTTCACATAATGGTTGTTTATATTCTCGCATGAATTGAACAAATTCTTTTATATCTTGTTCACTTTCAACATCGTATTCATCTACGTCATCCAACTCTTCTTTTTTAACACAATTTGGTACCATTCTTCCGTCTTTTTCTTTCATACCAATTTGTTTATATGCATCCCAACACGACTCTTCAATCTCATTTAGAAGTTCTTTTAGTTTGATCATAAGTATAAGTATTAAAATTCTATTTCTTTATTTTGTTTATCGTCGAAAATTGACAACGCTCCCAGTTCGGTTGATTTAACCTTTAACGATTTCAATTGAGAATCACTGACGGAACGTGCACCATAATCAAAATGTAATTCGTTATCTGCGCCATAATTAAACGTCACTCTTACCCACCCACGTTTAAATAATTCTTCTATTGGACCAGTTCGACTGTAATCTATATTGTGTTCGTCACAATATTCCTTCGCAAATTTAAAATGTCCAACACGCCCTTCTTCGTCACGATACACTTCATAAAATGTGCCACGACTATCCATCCAATACGCACTCCAAAATCTACCATGACGACCTTCCCACAAATATTCAAAAAATGACTTATAGTCCATAGTATTAAATATAAACTATTAAAACAAAAAACCGTTAACTCAATTTGCGTTTATAATATTTTACAGTCACTTCAGATACCCCATACTTTTCAGATAACTGTTTGTTTGTAAACAGTCCACTCTGTAACTCATTCATAAACTGCTGTTTGTTCTGTTTAAACATGCGTTTTGTCTCACTAATTTTATCTCTCATTTCTTGAGACATCGTTCCTTTTTTAGTTCCTTTTAATCCGTTATCATAAACATAATTTATATCTCGGTCTTTCAAACGTTGATTACGTTGGTTGTACATCGTCAACCCACCTTCTTCTCCATATCGACTTATAAACCACTCAAGTGTATAACGACCAGAAGCAGCACTTTTTTGTTTATCAATGGCTTCTGGACTATGATTTTTGCCATGCATTCGGTTTGTATTGTTTAATTGTGTGATCCTTTTTAAGATTTCTTCTTTATTTGGATTGTGTGTAAAGTTATCACCACCATAAGCTTTATCTCCTATATTGTATCCTATATTACGTTTGTATGGAACGAACGTATCCAAATAAAATTGTTCACGTTCTAACAATTTTGACTCATCAACATTCTCTAAAATAACGAGCTCAAAACAATCAGGCCCATAATAATTCCATGCATGTTGAAGTTTTAAATTGGTATGTTGGTTTTTGTTCAAGTCATTTTTATGTTCCCACCACCGTCTATCAATATGTTTTGAACTTCCGATATAAAATTTTCCGTTTTTCTTGTTTGTAATTTTGTATATGCCAATATTGTTCATAGTGACTATACATATAACAGTTCTACGGTAAAGTATTTAAAAAGATCAGTGCAAAAAGAAAACCCCAATTTTCATTGGGGTTTTCGTGTTATTTTAATTTATTGACTCGATTATACTTGATCGAGATCACCGACAAGAATCTTGCCGTAGAACTCGGGCCTGACTATCTTCTTGGCGTAGCGAGTCATCACACCACGACGTGGAGTGAAGTTCACTGGATCATAGACCAATGGGGTTTGTACGAGTGGGATGTATGGAGCATACACAGCACCGGTTTCTAGGAAGTTGTTTCCACGGAAACCAACCAAGATGGTGTTTTCAACCATGTATGGGTTCTTGTAGACTTGGAAACGACTTGCGAAGTTACCAACCTTGCTTACACCCATTGCGAACTTGGCGCTGTCACCATCGGTGTTGACAACGAAGCCTGGAATTGACTCCAAGATTGTTGCAACGTCTGGTGAGCAGACGAGGAAGTTAGCACCACCACGTAGGGTCAATTGGTGAATCTTGTTTGAGACCTTTTGGATCTTGTTACCAAGAGTTTGGAACCAAGTTGACTTGGTGTAGTAACCGCCGGTACCAGCAGTAGTTGTGTCAGTGATGACACCGCTGTCGCTGATTTCGCGGTTAATCTTTGCGCTCCAACGTGCAGTGGTCACATTTGGAACGTTGGTGATCAACATGTCAAGGATTTCGAGGTCGATTTCCATTGAAACGTACTCACTCAAGAGAGCAGTCAATTCTGCTTCTGCGTCGATGCTGTGGTAAGCATTCAAGTCCTGAGCAAGTTCTGGGGTCCAGACTGCCTTCAACTTACGAGTCTTAGCAACGATTGGCTCGCTCTTCAACTCAAGGTTGACTTCAGGAATACCGATTGAGCTCAAGCTGTCGGTTGTGGTCTTGTCTTCGAAGTCACCACGGTTACTGTCCTTAGGCTGTACACTGTAGTTAACAGTCAAACTTGCGGAAGCTGGGTTTGAACCGGAAACAACGAAGGTTACTTCTGAACCATTGATTGAGGTCAATGATGGGAAGTAGGTTACGATACTAGCAGCGGTGATGGTGAATGAACGAGCGCCGTTAGCGTCGAACACGTTACCAGCAGCACTTGAAGCACTGTACAAGTTGGTTGTGGTCAAAGTGAAAACTTCGCCAGCAGCAACTGAAGCACTGACGTTGGCATCAAAATTAACACCACTCAATGAACTTACAGCAGCGCGGGTAGCGGTGATGTGGTTGATTGATTGGTCGTTAATTGAATAACCGAAACGGCCTGCACCGTAGAGACCACCGGTTGCACTGTCGGTTGAACCAAGCTTGGTGCCGGTACCACCGAATAGTGAACTGTAGTTGTTTGAAGTGTCCTTACTGAAGGCACCGTTGTTGGTTCCATACTTGAAGTCAAGATAGAAGATAAGACCGCTTGGGAGGTTCATTGGTTGAACACTCACAAACTCCTTAGCTGCGATTTCAGCAAACACACGGCGAACGAGTGGGAGAGCAACGCCTGCCCATTGTTCACTGTTTGAAGAAGTACCGGTTGCGGTAGCTTCGTCAAGAAGTTGCTTTGCTTGGTTCTCAAGAAGGATTGACATATTGGCCTTCTCGACGCCGTTTAGGCCTTCGAGCAAACCAGTTTGATCCCACTTTGATTGCAATCCACGGGTCTTAGCCATAAGCTCAGCCTGAGGATTCATATTTGTCGTTAGAAGTGACTTTACATCAGCACTCATAATATATTTTTCCTTGTAGTTTAATTTGTTTCAGACGTTATTACTTTTTAATGCCAGCGAGTGTCTTGAATCTCTCTGCCATTGTGTTTGTACCTTCCACAATTGGTTGTGAAGGTTTAGTACTTGCAACTGCCTTACTTGCCAAACCTTCGGTGATAGTAGTTGCAGCTGTATTTTTCTTCTTAACAACTGATCCACCCAAATTAAACGATTCGGCCATAATAGCATAGGTTAACTTGACTTCACGTACACTCGTAGTGAGGTCAAAATTCTCAACAACCTTCATCTTTTGTTGATTGTTCAAACTGAATTGTTTGAACAACTTGTTGGTATAAAGCAACTTGGCATTCAACAAGTTGACTTCATTGATTTGGTTGCGCAAAATCTCAACAGTCTTCATTGCATTATCGCGTTGAGCTGTTACTTCTTGAAGTTGTTCCGCCCAAGCAGATTCGTCCATTGAACCCTCTTCTTCTTCGGAACCTTCATGTACACTGACATCTTCATCTTCATCCTTCTCAAGTTCAGCGAGAAGTTCCTCAAGAGAAATTTCCTCTTCAGGAGCAGCAGGTGCTGCTGGTGCAGTTGCCATTGGATCCACTGGAGCAGCAGGTGCTGCTGGTGCGGTTGGGTCCATTGGAACGGCTGGAGCCATTGGAGTATCTGACACTGGAGCAGCAGGTGCTGGAGTATCTGACATTTGAGGAGCTGCTGGAGCAGGTGCTGGTGCAGCAGTTGGGTCCATTGGAGCAGCAGGTGCTGCGGCAGCAGGATCAACTGGTGCTTCGCCCTCTTCTTCCATTGCATCTTTTTCAAGTTCAGCAATGATTTCTTCTAGTTCAGCATCACTGATTGAGTCTTCTTGAGCCATACCATCTTCTTCAAGATGTTTTTCACCACCGTGCATCTCAACTGGTTTATCAGATGCCATAGGCTCTTCGGATGCTTCTTCTTTTAGTCTTTCTGCGAACAATGCTTGTACACGTTCACCAAATGCTTCTTCAAGAGCTACCTTTGCATTAGCAAGAGCAGTAGCACGAACAGCCTTGGCGTCCGCAAGCGCTTCTTTTAATAGATCGGACATATTATATTTTCCTTGTGGTTCTGAAGTTATTGGGGAGGAACTTCAATCGAATTTGTATTATTGTGGCAGCAAAGACGTTGCCGCATTTTGATATAAATATATATGTTTTTACAAAACATTAAAAAATCTTCGTATTTGTATAGTATTAACGTCTATTTATACTACATCACGATTTATGCCTAATAACTCAAAAGAAAAGATCAAAAACCTCATTAAAGATCTACTTCATGAAATAATCACAGAAGATGAAAGAGTTGTTATGGCTGATAAAAAGGACATAACGTTATTGCCTCCCAATACGTTTGAGTCATATTTGAAACTGAGTATTGGTGTATCATTTACAAATGAAGAAAAGTTGGCAGCAACTGTTCCTAATATCAAAACTCCTTTTGCTAGAAACATTTTTGAAATAAGATACAAGAGTACCGAACAGGTATTGAATGGTGGTAAAATGGAATCAATCAATAAAACCACTGTGATTAAGAAAATCAAAGTGGGTAATTTGTTAGCTTATAAGAGTTTCACTTTAACAGAACCAACTGAGAAACCAGAACAGTCCAAGGACGGTAAACCAGAAAAACCAGAACCAATTAAGGTAACACTGATTACATCTGATAGTTTTACCAATTCAAAAGGTGATCCCGCTCTACTTTCTGAGTTTCTCAAAAAAGTCAACGACGAAATAGGACTTTAATATATGGATACAACAAGCAGTATCGTACAACAACACAATCCAAACAAAGAAGGCAAACATCCTCATTTGATTCAAAAAATGAAGCATACTAGCAATATGCTAAATGGTCCCAAATCCGAAGAATCAACACATCCGCATTTGGTCCGTCTCAAAGATTGGAAACCATGTGATCTTGAAATGTTTGCTAGTATGGGATTCTCCGGCGAAAACGCAGGTGACGATGGTCACTACATGGAAGAAGATGCTCTTCCAAATGGATTAGATGACGAAAAGAAATTCACTCGACGTGTTGCTCGAACCAAAGATAACAAATGGATGTTGGAAAAGAAAAGCATGTCTGAACCAGAAAATTCATATAGATTAGAAAAAGTATATGGTCACTTGATGGGTACCGATAAAAATCCCGGTCTACTAGATTATTTTGATACATTAACAAACGAATTGACAGAAAATCACTATTTATACAAAAGTATGAAACTCAAATCGATTTTAGAAAACATTCCAGCGTCTAAGCAGTCTCCTCCTCAATCGGATATTACTGCTGTAAGTCCACACGGTGTTGCTGAAACAACTCACCCAGAACCAGTTCATTCAACTGCTGTTCCTGTTGTTCAACGTGGTCTATCCAAAGAACAAAAGAAGATGCTTCAAGAACTTGTATTTGAAT